TTACAGCTACATTAACATTTGTAGGTTTAGATAGTGGTGCTCGTTTAACTATTCCTGTTACAATTAATCAAAACTAATAAAATATTAAACAATGGCATTTAAAAGACTTGACCCTGAAGATTTTTTAGTAAGTAGTGACTCTATTACTGCTCCTCTTTGGTCAACCGGAGCTCCTGCATTATCTGAATTTTATACTTCTTCTGTTCAAGCTGCTGGATCATCTGGAAACTATTACTTAAGTGTATATCAAACTGCTTCTAACTTTTCAACAGCACAAGTACAGTTTGATGTTGCTTATGCTGATGCTTTAGGAAGTGGTAGTACTTGGTACAATTCAATAGTACCTGAAAACTCCTATACTAAAACAATTTATGGACAATATCGTTCATTAATTTTAGAGGATGAAAATACTTCCTTTACTTTTGGTGGAGGAAATAATTCTTATACTTCCAATAATTTCTGGGTAATCTCAATTGAACGCGCTAATTATAAACAATCTCTATTCCCAGGATCATTAAATTTACAACTTTCAGGATCAGGAGGTATTATTAATTTAACAGATAATTCCCTTGACAACCCAGTTAACCAATTTATTGGTGCTACTCAAGTATACCAATTAATCTCAGGTTCAAATGGTACAGCTGGAACATTAGCAAATAGTGGGTATGTATTAAATTCAGGATCATATGGTTTAGTCTTTCCACAATTAGGAACTATTCTTTTAAACCCAGCAGCGATTTCCCAATCAATACAAGTTGCACCTAGTAGATCATTCAATGCTCCTGGTTTAAACAACCAACGTTTATATAGTGCTATTAGCCAATCTAAGTTCTTTGCTTTAAATTCCCAAGAAACAGTTACTTCTGATTATGTATTTGTTAGATCACGTAACTCAGAATTTAATTACTCTGAAAACCCATCATTTATTTCAGGTTCAACAGGTGAAGTAATTTATAGTAGTTTTATCAACCAACCACAAGTATATATTACAACTATAGGATTATATAATGACAGTAATGACTTATTAGCAGTTGCTAAAATGTCTCGTCCATTATTAAAAGATTTTACAAAAGAAGCTCTTGTACGAGTAAAACTTGATTTCTAAGAATGAATGAGTGTATTCAAATCATTTATAACGTCTGATGTCATTGTATCTCCTTTTGAGGTAAATAAGTCATTTACCTTTAGAGGAAATGAATTAACGGCTTCAAATGTAGAAATTGATAGATACATTGGACGAAATGTTACTGAATCTCTTTGGGTTTCGGGTTCATATCCAACTGGATTTATTAATACTCAAGATCAAATTTTAGTTTATCGTTCAATTAAAGAACTTTATTATTCAAATTATCTTTTAAATCCTAATGGATCCCCAACATCAACGGCTTCATTTAATGTTGATGGTACAATAACAGGAGAACCATATACCCCAAGTTATTATAACTATTTATCTAATACATTACCTCCAAATAGATATTTCCCAACAGGATCTAATGAATTAATAGGTGTTTTCTCAATCCCTTCTAATTTATGGGGAGAATACCTCCTCCCAGGATCAGTAGAAATTTCAAATGGAAATATTACCCTTCGGGATGATGGTGAAGGTAATATGATTTTTAACTCATTAAAATATGGTGATGTAATTTATGAGCATGGAATTATAATAATTACAAGTAATGGAGCTTCATATACTGGCCCATATGGATCTGGTTCTTATGGGGGTGCGGTATATGGAGCAAATACTGTTAATCTTATAAGTGGTTTTATGACTGGGTCTAATGTTACTTGTTCCTTTTCATCATCATTTAATATTTATGAAACCCAATATAAATGTACACTTCGAGAAAACGAATTTAATTTTTCCCAAAACCCAACAATAGTTTCAGGAAGTACAAACAGCGGAGTTTTATATGGCTTTGCAACAGGTTCTTATTTTTCACCTTACGTAACTACAGTAGGTCTATATGACAACAACTATAATTTATTAGCTGTAGGTAAACTTGCTCAACCCCTCCCAACATCTGCTGTTACTGATACTTCCATTTTAATAAATTTAGATCTCTAAATTATGAATTGGATATATAAAAAAGAAGAAATTGAGGAATTTTCTCAATTCCCAAACGACACCTTTGGATTCATTTATAAAATCACCCACATACCTTCAGGTAAATCATATATTGGTAAAAAAGTACTTTATTATAATAAAAAAGTAAAATTAACCAAAAAAGAACTTGCAATGTATGAAGGTGTAGCAGGTCGTAGAGCTTCCTACAAAATGGTAATTACTGAATCAGATTGGAAAAAGTATTGGGGTTCAAATAAAACATTGCTAGAACTTAGAAAAACTGAACCATTAGAAAATTTCAAACGTGAAATTCTTATGTTAGCTCCAACTAAAAAGTTATTAACATATCATGAAACACAAGTTTTATTTGTTTATAGAGTTTTAGAGGAACCCGATCTATATTTTAACGATAATATCTTAGGCAAGTTTTTCCGAAAAGACTTTGATATCTAGAAAAGATATCATATCTTAAGGTTATGGTAAATGAACTGTTAGTTAATCTAGTTAACGGTGTCTTAGGCACAGGCAAACGTACAGCACGAGGGAATCAAGCATATACTTGTCCGTTTTGTCACCACCATAAACCAAAACTTGAAGTTAATTTTACTGAAAATAAAGATGGTGTTAATAAGTGGGCTTGTTGGGCTTGTGGTAAGAAAGGTAAAACCATAAGAAGTTTATTTAAACAAGTACAAGTTGATGCTAGTTATTTCCATGAATTAAGTAAGTTAGTTAAAAATGTTTCTACTGAAGATATAGGAGAAATAAAACATACTTTGCTTGAATTACCAAAGGAATTTAAAACCTTTATCAATAATAAAGATATTATAGCACGACATGCTCTTGCTTACCTTAAAAAAAGAAATATCACCAAACAAGATATTCTCAAGTACAATATAGGATATTGTGATTCAGGACAATATGCTAATATGATTGTTATACCATCATATGATAACACCGGTAAATTAAATTATTACACCGCGAGATCATTTGAGAAGAATCCTTATACCAAGTACCGCAATCCGGAAACGTCTCGCGATATTATCCCGTTTGAATTGTTTATTAATTGGGACTTGCCCATTATACTATGTGAAGGTCCTTTTGATGCTATGGCAATCAAACGTAATGTAGTTCCATTACTTGGCAAAAATATTCAATCTAGTTTGATGAAAAAGCTAGTAGAATCTAAAGTACAAAAAATATATATTGCCCTAGATAATGATGCTATTTCAAAAGCCCTTGGTTTTTGTGAACAGCTTTTAGACATTGGGAAAGAAGTTTATTTGGTAGAGCTTGAAGGTAAAGACCCTAGTGAAATGGGATTTGAAAACTTCACCAAATTGATACAAACCGTTTCTCCATTAACACAATATAAACTAATGGAGAAAAAATTATTTACTCTATGAAGAAAAGGAATATTAAACAATCCTACAATCGCATTTTAGAAATCTCGGAAGACGCAACCCAAATAACCCTCCCAGATTCCCGTTATTATCGCCGTAATGGAAAATACTACCCTTCAGTAACTTATGTTTTAGGTTATTATCCAAAAGGAAAGTTTTTTGAAAATTGGTTAAAGCAAGTAGGTTTTTCTGCTGATTACATTGTTAAAAAAGCAGCTGAAGAAGGCACTCAAGTCCATGAATTGGCTGAAGAATATTTAAATGGTGCCGAATTAAACTTTCTAGATGAACGTGGTCGTCCACAATTTAATCCTGATGTTTGGCAAATGTTTTTACGTTTTGTTGAATTTTGGGAAACACATAAACCAACACTTATTGAAACAGAAGTTCATCTATTCTCAGATAAACTTAAAATAGCAGGTACTTGTGATTTAATTGTTGAAATGGATGGTGAGTTATGGTTATTAGATTTAAAAACATCTAATCAAATTCAAACAGTATATGAGCTACAAACAGCGGTTTATGGTCAATGCTATGAAGAATGTTTTGGAAAGAAAATAGACCGTTACGGTATCTTATGGTTAAAATCATCTAAACGAGGTGCTAAAAAAGATAAAATGCAAGGCAAAGGTTGGGAGATAGTTGAATCGTCTCGCACGTTTGAAGAAAATATTGACATTTTTAAAACAGTAAAACGTTTATTTGACTTAGAAAACCCAACACACTCCCCAGTATTTACTGAATTTAGAACAACAGCTAAACGAGAGTTGTAATACGTATAAGTATGATAAGCTTGGTTCAATTGTTAAAGGAGGTTCAATCCCAACCTAAAGCCATTTTGATGGCAGGTCCTGCTGGTGCGGGTAAA